TCGCAGCCGCGCTTGCCAACGCACGCAAGTACAAGAAGATGGCTGAAGGCGGAGAGATCGAGATGGAGGGTTCTCCTGAAGATCTTCACGAAGAAGCCGCTCTCAGATCGCAGTCTCTCGGTTCCGTAGACTCAGCTCACGACGAAGGTGAAGCTGGAGAGCCTATCTATCCCATCCAGTCTGACGACGAAGGTCTCAGCCCGAACGTGGAAGAAGAAGAATCGCTCGCCAAAGCGCTTCAGAAAGCCCACTACGCTTCTAACCAGAATTCACACAGCTTTGAAGCTGATGACGAAGTCGCCGGGCACAAGATGGCCGATGGTGGTCTCGTAGAAGAGCACGCCAACAACGAAGTCGGATCTAAGCCCTCTCGGGATATGAGAGATGCTTCCGAAGAGCCTATGGCTGAAGAGATGAGTTCTATGGGCGCTCGCGGCCCAGATGAACATCGCGCTGCTCAGCCCGGCGCTCCTATGCCGTCAGGCTTAAGCGAAGAAGCTAAGCGTGCTCTGGCAGCTAAGAAGGCGAAGCGTCGGTATGGAAGCTACGACCCCAAGTAACGTAGAGCTAGAACTGATCGACAGGATGATGACCATCCATCGCATCCAGGTAGCCTTCCTGAAACGTCAGGGAGGCTTACCTAAGCGATTCAGGCGTGGGTCTGTCCAGCAGGACTTGTGTAAAGAAGTCGGCATCCCGTTCACTGGCCTGAACAAGCGGCTGGTGAACGAGGCGCTCTTAGCACTTGGCTACATCAAGATCACGGTCGACGGCATTCGGATGTACAGAAAGGCATGATATGGATGAAGACTTTAAGAAGATGGTCGTAGTGCGTCTGGACAAGATCGACGAGAACCTTGACCGCCACATGAAGCGCTCAGATGCTCTGGAAGCTCAAGTCGAGCCCATCCATGAACTCATGACTGAGCTTAAGGGAGCGATCCGGTTCGCCAAGTACGGCGGAGGCATCATCCTATTCTTGATCGCCGTGGCAGAATACCTGCACTGGACATTATAGATGGGCTGGATCAAGGAGATGTTCGAGGACGAGAGCGGCGGCACAAGCTGCATGCGTGTCATGTGCTTCTTGGCTCTCTTCGCAGCCATAGGCTTGGCGATCGCAGGCAAAGACACTTCCGTCGGAGCCTTCTTGATGTTTGCTGGCGGCGGCAAGGTCGTATCGAAGTTTGCCGAGACTCGAGGGAAGAGTGAGCAAACTGAAGAACGTGTGCCGTAGGTGCATGTCGTACATGCTCAGCCATCCAACACTGCCTGGTTGGAAGAAGTGTCCAACCTGCGGCTACTGTAAGAAGGAAGACTGATGGGTATCAGCAGACGGCTCTCCAACACTGGAAACTGGATGAACGGGACGCAGGGCATCAACACCGCCAACGCGATGTTCAACAGTCATTACGATGACTTGAACCGTGACCATTATAACTTGAACGGGCATGACTGGAAGGCTGACTTAAACAGGAGCGGCATCGAGTTAAGCAGCGACGATGACTTCTTCGAGGCCAGCTACTGGCACCGCTACTACAAGATCTGTAACCGTAAGCATCGCCTCGAGAAGGAAGAGCGACGTCTGCTCAGAGATCTCCTGGATGCAGTAGAGGAGATGAAGTGAGACAAATCAATGAAGCAACACTTGCCTTGGCGAAGTCATTTGAAAGTTGTAAGCTTACAGCCTACCAAGATCAAGTTGGAGTCTGGACGATCGGTTGGGGTCATACTGGCAAAGACGTGTACGAAGGTTGTACGATGACGCAAGAAGAAGCTGATACCACGCTGCTTGATGACTTGCAGAAGACCGCACGCGGAGTTGAAGCTTGCGTGAAGGTACCCATCTCTGACAACCAGTTCGGGGCTCTCGTCTCGTTCGCCTTCAACGTAGGACTTGGTAACTTAGAGAAGTCAACTCTTCTCAAGCTCCTTAACGAGGGCGACTTCCACGGTGCCAGCCTACAGTTTCAGATGTGGGATCATGCCGGTGGAGTGACTGTGCCTGGGCTCCTTCGCCGGAGAACCGCAGAAGTGCAGTTGTTCTTGACATGATCACTGGGCACTGGCGACACTTCGTAACTGATGAGAAGACTGAAGACATCCTAGGCGATGGCTCGGTCAACGGCGTCTCGTACATGATCTCGATGCGAGGCTCTCGCGTATCGAAGGTTAACCCACAGTGGGCATCTCATACTCAGACCAGGAACGGCGACCTGATCAGTAAGACGAACCCGCAAGAATACCTTGCATACTTGCGAAGGACTCGCAAGCTTCGATGCTCTAGCTCTTCTTAGATATAGAAGCCAGCATTTCCTGGATGCCGTCTGTCTTGAACTCACCTGATTCGATCTTGGCGTAAGTCTGATAACTGCACACGACGACTAACTCGCCTTCATGCCTAAGGGCATACGCTCTGGGGCAGTAGTAGCAGATCTTCCATCCGTACTGACGCTTGCCGTTTCGCTTCCTCCAGATCCTCGAAGACTTGGAGTCTTGCGGCCTCAGTCGTGGCTTCTTCGCGTAGGTCTTGCGGTGTGCGAAGTCGCACACGTACTTGTCAGGAACGATCTTCACGCCCACTCCTTGAACTCAACCCAGTCGGGACAGAAGATCAATCGAATACCCTTCTTACCAAAGATCGTCGTCAGTTCACCGTTGCATGAGCAGAACTGCTTCCACTCATCCTTCGTCATCTCTTTGGTCGCGCGAGCGATCACTATGGAGTCGCGCTCAAACTGTTGAAGATCGACTTCTGTACCGTTGGAGTCATAGAACTTCATTCGAGTCCATCCCTCATGTTCTGTAAGTGTGCAGCTTCAGCTTCATCAGCCGATGAAGTAACTGGCTCATAATCATACTCGTCTCCGTAATCACCGGCGATCTCCACGTAGTCCGTGCCAGTTACTGTCTGGATGTTCAAGGCCCATCGAGTATCAGCATCTCTGATCACGACAGCCTTATTCTGATCGAAACCTTGTAGCTGTTGGATAAGTTCTTTGACCGTCACACTTCCTCCTTAAAGGCTTGCCATGCAGCTCTTAGACGTTCCAGCAGACTCTTCTTGGTGATCGTCCGTTCACGCGGAGGCTGAGTTCGATCGAGGCCAAAGAAGGGCGGCTGTATCACGTAGTTATACTTTCGTTCAGGCAGCCAAGCGCTGAGCCCGACAAGAGGCAGCTCTGCATCATCTTTAACGCGCATCGCGCCGGTTCCATAAACCATCGCGTCGTGCAAAGCTGCCTCAGTAGCTGCTACGAAGTCAGCCTTCTTGATGGCTCTCTTCCGTAGTTGAGAGGTTGTGAGCTTCTTACGCTTCTTCTTCATCTTGTATATCCAACAGGGCTATCCTTGCAAACTCGGCCATCGCATCAGACAGCTTTGCGACAAGCATGCTATCTTTGAACTCGAACGGCTGCGCCTGAGCTGCGATCCACTGAAGCGTCTCATCTGCTCGAGCCAGCTTCTTCTTAACTTGTTCAAGCTCTTGCTCGCTTGCCTTGAGGCACTCCTTCAAGAACCACGCCTTGACTTTCAAGGCTTTAACTTCGTCAAACTGCTGAGTCTCTTTCATAACTTATATCCCCATGCGACGAACGCTAGGAAGAGCAAGATGCCTGTCAGGGCCAGTCCTTCGATCATATGGTTATCCCAAGATCTCTGAGGGCGAGGCGGGCTACGTTTTCATCTCGACCGTGCAGGGCCTTCTGGAGGTAAGGACCAAAGCTTGGTCCGTACTTCGTGATGAGCTTGGGCATGTTGGTCTCAAACATAGACCACAGTGCGGTGCCTGCATCCTTCTGGGGAAGTACTGGCTGGACAGGCGTTGGCTGAACGGGAACCTCAACTTGCTCAGTCTTATCATTGTCATACAGTTCAAGAACTGCCTGCTCCTGTGCTTTCAACAGGTCAGCCGTGATCAACTTCTCGACAGAAGAGCAGAGCTGCGGATGAACGACCTTCCAAACGCTCGCCTTCGTGGAGGTATAAGGTCTGAGGACCTCGATGAACTTCCACTGGACGAGCAGTTCACAGAAGTCTCCCCAAGTCTCATCGCGTGGAGAACTCAGCTCGTGGTGTTCATCGCCGTCAAGTAAGCTATAGAAGGTACGTCGAGAGATCAGGAACGTAAGCTTCCTCTCTGAGACCACCGAGTTGATCAGTGTCGCAAGCATCAGCATCGTGTTTTCTTTGCTGCCGTACATCTGCTTGAGCTGAGCGCGGATGGTTTCGTCGAAGTCTTCGAGCGTTGAAGACGTCTTCGTCAACTTTGCAAGCCGATCGGCTCGCTGCTTGATAAGGCTTGAGAATTCGTTAAATAAGTCGCTCATTTATAGGCCTCCTTTTGAGCATTCAAGCTTTGTTAACCATCTAAAGCTTACTCGAATTTTTTGAAACTTTCCAGCCCCAAAGCGACGAGACCAACAATAATTGGTCTTGCCGTTAGAGTTGGCAGATATGTTCGATGTAGATAGTCTATGCCATCTCGCAGCATGCTTAACGTTCTTGAATTGTTTTCCAAACGAATCGACTAAGATCATATTGCTATGTAGTGATGTAAGTTCGTTCGACGAGGCGCGCCGCTTAAAGCCACGACAGCCATATGTTGCCCTATTGAGCATAGACAGTCGATCGGCGATGTTATGGTAGGCTATTAACCAGCTTTCCAGCCTCAAGGCTGCATCTTTACTGAGACCCTCAGCTATGATCTCATGTGTGAACTGCACGCCATAGCAGGCACCGTAGCGCCATCTACTATGATGCAAGAGTCTAGCCTCTAAGTTGATCGTCTGTCCAATCCACATCGTCTGTCCTTGTAAGTTTCTCAATCGATAAACCGTGTGTGTTTTCATGGTTTTTTCTCCTTTGTACTATACGTATTATCCAATTTACGTAACTCCACGTTTTTCCTCGCGAAAAAATGGCAAATCGCCACAGCCTCATCAGTAATGCAGTGTGTCATCGCCAAGTAACTTACTTTCTGCTTGCTTTCTTCAGGAGGAGTATTCATAAACTCACTGTGATCTCTTCTTCAAAGAAAGTCAATAAGAAAACCTTAAAGGGAGGCGCAGCGCGAGCGGTCGCGCCGACCCTTTTGATGACCAACATCCATGAAAAAACAAAAACAGAAGACAGTATCATTAACATGATACATGGTTCCCGAAGTGGTTCCCGAAGTGGTTCCCGAAGTGGTTCCCGAAGTGGTTCCCGAACAATCGAAAAGAAAGTGCTTGACATCTTCATGCTTCGACCTCATACTCTAGACAAACCCTTCTCAGGAGAGAAAATGGCAGAAGAAAGTAAACCCGTCCCGTACAGTCCCGACTTCGTTGCGCACTTTGAGAACTTGAACCAAGTCAGAAACTTGACATCGCTCTTGAATAACTCGATCATCGGCGGTCAACTGGCGAACCAGATGACGATCTCCCAGCGCTGGCTTGCAAACCAAGAAGCGCTCATCATCAAGCAGATTGAAGGTCATGCTGACTTCGCTCGGTATACTGCTGAAGAGAAGGCGCGACAAGAAGCTCAGAGGATCGCAAACTTGCCTCCGGCTGAGAAGGTCTTGTTAGAGAAGGCCGCACAGAAGCGCACTCGCAAAGTAAAGGTTGTTGATGGCCAACCCAGCGAAAACGCTTAAGGACATCCTTGCCATCATAGGCAAAGACGTGAAGCGGATCAAGACGATCGCGAAGACCTCGCAGCTTGATCCCCAAGATGCCTTAACGCTCACTCGCTACGCGGCAGCCCTCGACGACATAGCCACACGCGAAGAGAAGACGAAAGAACAGTTAAAACGCCAATTTAAAGGCCTTAAAACCGAAGAGCTGATCAAAGCCTTCCAGGAGAGTAAGAGATGATGTTCCATGACTTCCTAGAATCCAAGCACGTACGAACCAACATCGCACTGCAGCAAGTCTACCACCCGTATGGCCAAGGAAAGATCCTTGCAGCCGCCGGTCTTGTTGCAGCGCAGCGTAAGATCCTGACTTGGATCAACTACCCGATCCTCTTAGGCGAGTACGTCCTGATCGCCCTGCGCCTCAAGAAAGCTCCGCTGAATGCTCAGGCCCTCATCGCCTCGTACAACGCTCAGGCGCGAGCAGCCGCAGAAGCCGCAGCTCAGGCCGAGCTGGAGAAGCAGAAAGCAGGAACCCCTCCGAGCCTCTTAACCCCTGTGGACCCCACCAAGTGAACACCATCAAACCTCCCCGCTCCATGTCGCAGATCTACTACGACTTCGCCGCGAACGCCCTCAAGCTCGCAGCTCGCGCAGACGCAGTAGCCGACTTCGCAAAGACCAAGGAAGATAAGGACATCGCTGTGGGATCAGCAGCTTTCGCCCGACGCTTCTCGAAGAAGGCGTTCAAGGCGGGGGAAACAGTGATCTGCCTGATGAACGACGGAGAACTCAAGGCTTACTGCCAGCAGTTCGACACAGTCCTCGCGCAGTTCGTCGCCTTCGCAGAGAAGGCTGAGAAAGAGCTGTATGCGATCGAGCAAAGGCTCAAGTAAGAAGGAGCCGAAGTTCTACGACTCGCCAGAGTTCAAGGCTCTCGATGCGGAGTGGAAGAAGAAGCTTGCCGACTCAGGCTTTGAAGACCTCGAAGATGCCCAGGAGAACCTGACCGCGCCCAACAACCGCACGGTAGCCTTCCAGAACCGAGACCTGATCCTGGACTTCTTCGTGAAGCTCGATCACTACCTGACCAACACGAAGGACAAGATCAAGCCAGAGCATCGTAAGATCTTGGAACTATACGCGAAAGGCACGTACGTCTCGGGCAAGAACGGCATTATAGAGCAGACCGGATACAGCAAGCGCGGCATCGAGTACGTCATCGCCAGGTACAAGAAGATCGTCCTAGACCTCAAGCCAGACAACGGCCAAGAGGGGTAGAGTTGCGGAGTGGAGAAGACATTATCTCGCCAGCCTCATAAGCTGGAGACCACGGATGAAAGCACCGTCTCCGCAACTGTACCCCTCCTCACTTTCTGCACTTTTTGCCCTCTATTGTAGTAACGAACAGTTTCACGGTGTAGCAAAAATGACCGATTACGCGATCAGGCCCGTCCAGGGCGACGATATTCCCTTCATCTACTCCTCATGGCTCAGAAGCTATAGGAACGATTCGCTAGTGGGATCTTCGGTAAAGAAGAGCATATTCTTCGACAATTACCAGCGCGTTCTCGATCAAATCTTATCAAAAAACACCACAAAAACATTCGTTGTCTGCAAGCCTGACCAGCCCTCGGTCATCTTTGGCTACGCGGTAACTGAACCAAGTACAGCCACGCTCCACTACGTTTTCGTTAAAGAAGCATTCAGAGGCTTTGGGCTGACCAAGGCGCTCCTGGCCGAAGCCTTTCCAACGCAGAGTGTCAGTGCAGTATCTATCACCCACAAGACCAAGACCGCAGCACGCTTCTGTGCAAAGTTCACCTACAACCCTTTCAGCCTATACCAACTACCTCCAAAGGAGACATGATGGCTACCCTAAAAGACTCAGGACCTGAGGTCCTTGTCGTTCACTTCGCAGTCGGCTTAGACCTGATCGGAGCCAAGACGAGCCTACACACCAGCAAGTACCACATCGTCGCCACGGCGATAGGGATCGCTGCCACAAGCCGTACGACCAATCGTACGATCGTAGTGCCCTACTCGAACGTAAAAGGCTTTGAACTCATGCCTGAAGGTGGACTCTCCTCTATCAAGGCTCCGGCCCAGCAACGAGCTGACCAAGCTCTCAGGGAAGCCAGAGAAGCTATGGAAGAGCGCGGCGAAGAAGTCGTTCCTCCTCCGGCTCCCAACAAGTTCTCTGACGCACAGCTTCAAGCCCAAGCTGCAGAAGCTCGCAAGGCTGCCAAGGCCGCAGCTAAGAAGGCTGCCCAAGAAGCCCTGGTTCAAGAACAGGCCAAGACTGCAGCCCTGCAATCCCAGAAGTAGATGAACACAGCCCGGAAGGAAGTCATCGGCGAGATCCTCGCTGAGCGGCTTCACCAGACTAACCGGTTCGTCTTGGAGAACTTCCTCTTCAAGGAGCAACTGGACTTCGTCAAGGACCCAGAGCGGTATGCTACGGCTGTCTGCTCTGTCCGGGCTGGTAAGACCATCGCCTGTGCCGCTGACCTCATCGACACTGCCCTTAAACTCTCAGGAACCGTAGGGCTCTACATCACCCTGGCCAGATCCTCCGCCAAGAAGATCGTGTGGCCTGAGCTGAAGGCGCTCAATACCAACTACGACCTCGGTGGAGTACCAAACGAGTCAGACCTAAGCATGACGTTCTCCAACGGAAGTGTCATATACTGCTTCGGAGCAGGTGATGCAGCCGACATCGAGAAGATCAGAGGTCTATCAAACGTCGCCTTGGTCTACCTCGACGAGTCTCAAGCCTTCAGAAGTCATATAAAAGAGCTGGTGGAAGACATCATCGTCAAGCGCTTGTACGATACGGATGGCAGATGTCGCATGATCGGTACTCCTGGCCCAGTCCCGGCTGGCTACTTCTACCAGTGCTCAAAGTCTACGCAGTGGTCACACCATAGCTGGACCCTTCACCGGAACCCTCACATCCAGCGCAAGTCTGGCAAGACAGCTGAACAGCTTATTGCTCAGGACTGTGCTCGCAAGGGCGTCACGATCGACGATCCCAGCATCCAGCGGGAGTGCTTCGGCAGATGGGTCCTGGACTCAAACAGCCTCGTCTTCAAGTATAACGCAGAGCGTAACCACTACGCATCGCTTCCCGCGCTCACTGACTACGTCATCGCCATCGACTTAGGCTCCAACAAGGAAGGCCGCGACAAAGACGCGATCGCTGTCCTCGGCTGGCACAAGAACTACCCTGTCTGTTATCTGGTTGAGGAGTTTGTTGGTGGTGAGCTTGGCATCAGCGCCCTGGCCGATAAGATCGAGCTGCTCATCAAGAAGTACAACCCGATGAAGGTCATCATGGATACCGGCGCCCTTGGCTCCAAGATCGCTGATGAGATCAGGAAGCGAACGTCGCTGCCTATCAGTGCGGCTGAGAAGAGCCAGAAGAACGGCTTCATCGAGCTACTCAATGATGCACTGCGTACAAGCCGCTTCATGGCCAAGTCCACGTCCGCTTTCGCGCAGGACGCCATGATCGTTGAGTGGGACGGAGACCGCTCTACCTCAGATCGCCTGGTCATGAAGGACGAGCCACACTCAGACATCTGTGACGCAGTGCTATATGGATTCAGGGAATGTCTCCACTGGCTGCCAGAGCCGGTACCGCAGAAGGTCAACCCGCGAGAACCTTCCGCCTGGGTGAAGCACACGCAGAAGTTGATGGAAGAGTCGCTTCAGCGCCAGATAGACGCTCAAGCATCTCAAGAGCAGGAAGCTGACATATTCGCCATCGTCGACACCGATCCGTTCGGAGACGGTAACCCACTTCAACACTTCTTGAACAAGAAGAGAGGTCGCTGATGTTCGCCGTAGAGATCATAGACTGCCAGAATGGATATATCGTACTTGAAGGCAACAGCCTCGCTGTAGGCCAGCCTTATCATTACGAGCGCAAGAAGTGGATCTGCCGCACAGAAGCTGAGCTTGGAGAGCTGATCTCTCGCCTGGCATTCGAGCAGCGAGCAGACGCTCAAGAGCAGCGAGGTCCTGATGTTCGGTAAGACACCAGACCAGAAGTACCAGGACTACCTCGAGTGGTTCGCCAAGGAAGTGGTTGACGAAGCTAACTGGGCGACCATGCGAGCTGACAAGGACTGCGAGAACTACCAGACGACAGACCGCGACGGTAACCCGATCGATCCTGGCAAGCCGAGACCGCTGCAGCGCGGCGAAGCTTTGTTTCGCATGGGTAATCCCAAGAAGATGGCCAAGGCACTCAGCGCCAAGCATGCTGAGCAGCGAGCCTTCGTGAAGGAGATGAGCCAGTACGTCGGCGGTAACCCCGCGAATGGCAAGATCAACCCTGAGTACGTCAAGAACGCCGAGAACCTTAAGAAGATCCAGGACGAACTCAAGCGGTCGTACTCGGTCTACACTGAGCTGTCCAACAAGCAGATCGAAGAAGTTGTCGACAAGCACCAAGCTCCTCCGCCTGAGCACTGGGTGAGGATGAGTCCCTGGCAAGCCTTCAAGCATTGGCTTAAGGGCGGCAAGGTCGAGAGCGTTGCAGACGACAAGAAGACGTGGAGGGGCTGATGGCTCTGACGAAAGATGAACTAATTGAAGTCATGAATAAATTCAAGGAGTTAGGACTCACATCCTTTGAGGCTGACGGCATCAAGATCACCAACAGTACTCCGGCTCCGGCACCTTCTGCTCAATCATATGAGCCTCCGAAGGCATCACCAATCCCTGAAGACGTGCAAGCTGCTGACATCGTGACTCCCATTTCTGTGTTCGACGAGCTGACCGAAGATGAGATCCTTTACTGGTCCAGCTCCTACTTTGACGAACTGCAAGCCAAGAAAACCGCTATGGCGCAAGCGAGGAAAGACGAATGAAGTTCAACATACGGCCCGCACAAGTAACGATCGGCGAACAGACCTTCGTGGACAAGACGAAGGTCGAGATGGGATGGAAGCACGGCGAGCAAGGCTGTCTCTACATCGTTCCTAAGAGCAACTGGAAAACCATGCTGAAGGCGGCTCGCCAAGGCAAAGCGGCGTTCGCTAAACATTTGAAAGGTTTATAATATATGGCAAAGATAGACAGCAAGCACATGGACAAGTACGTCGATGGCGTACTGGTCAAAGAAGGTCAGAAGGAAGTCTCCGAAGCTGCCAAGCACTACTGGTGGAAGGCTGAAGAGACCGACATGGGTCGACAGATCCAGAGCACTATCAAGTTCATCGCCACTCACCAAGAGACGCGGACTGAGCAGCTTGTCTCATCTACGCGACTTTACGGTAACTCGTCGGCCTTCAACTTCATCGGACCTGGACTTGCCCGGTCGATCTCGGCCTCTGGTGCCGCGAACGTCTCGAGGATCAGCTTCAACGTGTGCGCTGCGGTCATCGATACCTTGGTCGCGAAGATGGCCAAGAACAAAGTCATCCCAGTCTTCCTCACCAACGGCGGTGTCTGGGGCATGCAGCACAAGGCTGAGCAGCTTTCTAAGTATGCAGAAGGACAAGCATACGGGGAAGATGTTCACGTCAAGTCCATCTACGCACTGCGAGACGCTGGCGCCTGGGGAACAGGCATCGTCCACGTCTTTGAAGATGAGGATCAAGTCAAGGTAGAACGCTGCTTCCCCCACGAATTCTTCGTCGACCACGTCGAAGGCCTGGGTGGTAATCCCCGGCAGATGCACCGCGTTAAACCAGTAGACCGCGATATAATGTTGGCCTTCGTCGAGTCATTCGATGACGGCGAAGCTAAGGACCGCGCCCGCGAGATCGTTCAGAACGCACATCAGTCAGCCTTCATCGATCTGGCAGGGATAGGATCTGCTGCAGATCTCATCATGGTTAGCGAATCTTATCACCTCAGAAGCTCCAAGGATTCTAAGGATGGCCTCCAGGCTATCTGTGTCGGCGACGAGGTCATATACAAGGACAGTTGGGACGAAGACTACTTCCCGTATCCCATGATCCATTACAACAAGCGCTTGATCGGCTTCTGGGGCCAAGGTGCCTGCGAACGCCTACAGAACCTTCAGCAGGAGATCAACCGCCTGATGATCTTGGTGCAGCGCAGTATGTGGATGGGCGGCTCTTTCAAGATCCTGGTCGAGAACGGTTCTCGAGTAGTCAGCCAGCACTTGAACAACGATGTCGGCACGATCATCTTCTACACCGGCACGGCGCCGCAGTACGTTACACCTCCGATGATCCAGCAGGACATCTACCCCTACATCGACTCTCTGATCGCCAAGTCGTTCCAGCAAGAAGGCGTGAGCCAACTCGAGTCTTCTTCCCTGAAGCCGATGGGCGTTAACAGCGGCAAAGGTCTGCGCACGATGACCCAGATCGCAGATGATCGCTTCTTGTTCCTTGGCCAACAGATGGAAAACTTCGTCCTCGAGATCCACAAGCAGATGATCGACCGGGCGAAGGACATCTACAAGCGCAAGAAGTCATATAAGGTCGTGTTTCCACAGGCGAAGTTCATCGAGACCATCGACTGGAAGGACATCCAGCTCAAAGAGGACGAGTACGTGCTCAAAGCCTACCCGACCTCGAGCTTGCCCGATGATCCCACAGGCCGATACGAAACTGTCCAAGAGTGGATGCAGGCTGGGCTCATCAGCCCTCGCGCTGGTCGCAGGCTCATGGCGATGCCTGATGTCGAGATGTCAGACAAGCTGGCGAACGCCGCCGAAGACTTGCTCCATAAGATCTACGAGGACATGCTCAACGACGGTGTCTACGTTCCTCCAGAACCTCAGTTCGACCTCCAGATGGCTGGCGATCTCTACCTCGCGTACTACAACTACGCGAAGCTGAACAACGCGCCGGACGATCGACTCGAGCTGCTCATGCAGTTCAAAGCTGCCGTGGATGATCTGACAGGTTTATCCGCGCAAGCCGTCGCCGGTCAACAGGCTCTCCAGACGCTTCAGGCTCAGCAAGCTGCCCAACAGCAGGCTGCAGTTCAGCCGATGGCGAATCCTGCCCCGACCCCGACCAGTCCCTTGATCCAGAACACTAACAACGCGCCTGCCGTATAAGGAGCCCACATGGGTAACGCCGAAGCATTAGCCGCTCTCAAAGCCACTATCCCCGCCGCTCAGCCAACCACGTCAGCCACTGCGCCTGTCGTTCAGACTCCGGAAGCTGCAGCCGCCGCTCCCACGGAACCGACGAAGTCAGCCGACCTCGAGTCGACCAGGTTCGCCCACCTTGCCAAGAAGGAAGCTGAGCTTCAGCGTCAGCGGGAAGCGTTCAAGCGTGAGCAGACTCAGTTCATGAGCGAGCGCCAGAAGAACCAGGCCATCCAGGACCAGCTCAACCAGTTCAACACCATGAAGGTGAAGGACCCCGTTGCAGCCCTAAAGCTGATCGGCTTCTCCGAGAAGGACCTGTTCAACTTCATCGCCGCCCAGGAAGATAAGCGTACGCCAGAAGAGAAGGCTCGCGCTGCTGCCCAGGACGAGATCAAGAAGTTCACCGATAGCCAAGCAGCGGACCTCGCGAAGCAACAGGAAGAGAAGAACCGAGAAGTCCTCGGCAACTTCCGTCAGAGCATCAAGGCGACGATCGCGTCCGACAAGGACAAGTACGAGTTCTGCAACTTCCACGGTCCTCTGGCCGAAGATCTCATATATGAGACGACCAAGGCTGTTCTGATAGAAGACCTCAAGGCCGATCCGAACGCCAAGCCGATCAGCCTTCAAGAAGCCGCAGACATGGTCGAACAGTTCTACGAGGAACAGGATAAAGAGATGAATACATTGAAGAAAAGACAAGGTAAGCCGGTCGAGCCCCAAGCTCCGGTCAAAGAAGAGCCGCTGAAGCCGCAGGTTAGTCCGCGTCCATCCGCTCCTCGTCCAACTCTGTCTAATAAGACGGGCGCGACAGTTGCGTCGACCATCAGCAAGCCTGCCAACGAGACCCCAGACCAGAAGAAGGCGCGTCTCATCGGCAAGTACTTCGGTCAACCACAGTAAAGTACCTGATGGCAGAGTCTATAGTTGGACTGTAGCCAAGTTGGTAAGGCAGCTCCCTGTTAAGGAGCCTATCGGTGGTTCGATCCCATCCAGTCCAGCTATAGACTTTGCACCTTTTGCTCTAGGTTGTAGAGCATCATTGTCGTCATAGACAATATACCCACCTAGTCATTCCGGGTACCTCAATGCACTCTCAAGCATCCAAACACATTACCGAGCTTCCCAGCTCGAATTTGAGGTACTCTTATGGCATATGCAGGTTTTACCCAAGCGAACGTCGCGGGCATCCTGAAAGAATTGTACGACGAACAAAAGGTCCAGTGGTTGACTTACAAAGACAACCCGATGCTGGCCATGATCAAGAAGGAAGAGAAGTTTCCTGGTAAATACTACCCGGTTCCCGTCGTGTACGGACTTACTCAAGGCTCGTCTGCCACCTTCGCAAGCGCCTACAACAACCAGTCGTCTCCGCTAGTTGCAGAGTTCTTGGTCACTCGCGTGTCCGACTTCTCGCTGGCCACGATCGATGGTCAGTTGCTGGCCGCTGCTCAGTCTGATCCCGGTGCCTTCATCGACGGCGCTGAGTTGATGATCGACGCTGCGTTCCAGAACGAAACCAACCGCATCGCTTCGGCCATGTTCCGTAACGGTGCTGGTACGATCGCTCAGATCGCCTCGGTCGCCAACGTGTCAGGTACGAACTACTTGATTACACTAGCAAACCCGGATGATGCTGTTCAGTTGGAAGGTAACCAAGTCCTCGTCGCTGTTCAGAACATCGACGGTTCCGGCTCGGCTCCGACCGACGTCGCCACTGTCACCTCGGTGAACCGTAACCTCGGTACCCTGAACGTGACCTGCGCGACCAACATCGCCTCCGACTGGCCCGCGAACTACTACCTGGCCGTCCAAGGTGACTTGCCGACGACTTCCAACAACAACTTCCAGCCCTCAGGTTCAACGACCACGAACAGCCTCCTCAAGATCGCTGGTCTGGCCGCTTGGCTGCCCTTGTCTGGTCCCGGCGGTTCCGACACCTTCTTCGGTGTTAACCGTAACCAAGACGTTCAGCGTCTGGCCGGTGTGACCTTCAACGGTAGCGCCCTGTCCCTCGAAGAAGCGTTGCTCCAAGGTACTGGACGCATTGCGTTGAACGGCGGTCGCGTTGATACGGGTATCTGCTCGTACTCGACCTACACCGCCCTCATCACCTCGCTCGGCTCCAAGGTGGTCTACCTTGACCATAAAGTTGGTGAGATCGGCTTCCGTGGCGTGCAAGTAAACGGCGCCAACACCGTGATGAGCGTGTTCCCCGACAGGAACTGCCCGGACGGTGTCATCTATGCCCTCGAGATGGACTCGTGGTGCCTGCGCTCGCAGAACCCGGCTCCCCATATCTTGAAGTACATGGACGAGATCGAGATCCTCCGCGTCCCTGGCCTCGATGCTGCTGAACTGCGCGTTGGTATGTACGGTAACATGTACACCAACAAGCCCGGTCACAACGGCGCGATCCAGGTACAACTGCAAGAGTTCTAACCTGAATTGATAGAAGGCTCGTTCGCGGGCCTTCTCTCTCCTGCCTTAGGGGTATCGTAGGAGCAGTAATCCACCCACCATCGGTATAACGCCCTTGGTCAAAAAAGGAAAGTTCCATGTCAAATCGTAGAGACATCCAGTTCACCTACAATCCCCACAACAAAGCCACGATCCTCGATTGTAGCTTCGTCGTTGACTCGGCGAACGGCAACGGTCTAGGCATCCGCTCGCTGAAGAACTCGGGCCGCATCGCGAACGTGTACATGCACACCAGTGCTACACCCGCTGCCGGTAACCCGAATCCTCAGGCTGGCGTCATCGTCGTTCAACTCCAGGACAACTACAACCGGCTCTTGAGCGCCTTCGGCGGTCGGGTCGTTCCGGTTGGGTCTAGCATCTCAATGGACGCATCTGATGCCCTGTTGACTATCGGCAATGCCTACGTGATCACGAACCTTGGCGCTGCAACTGCTGCCAACTGGATCACCCTCGGTGTTCCGGCCAACATCACTCCGGCTGTCGGCGTAGCGTTCATCGCTGCTGCTACCGGCGCTGGCACTGATACCACTGCCAAAGTAGCTCCTCCGGCTGCGACAGGCACTGGCATCTTCAGCATCGACGCCATCGGTGATGCGAACCTTGCTAACTCCAACGGCGCTTACACCTCTGGCAACAGCAACGGCATGCAGATCGTCCTCGGCTGTTATAAAGCCAACAGCTCTGGCGCTACTCCACTGCTCGCTGCTCCCGCAGACAATAGCGTCATCTCGCTGGTACTGTATCTGAACAACTCCGCTCAGGGAGTTTAACCGTGATCATCCACGATCGTAAGAAGGCTGTCGCGACTATCATGTCGCGTCGGCAACACAAGGACGGTTCGATGACCTCCGCGCCCATGAAGCCGGAAGCATCGTCCGCTCTTGACGGTACTCCAGACGGTCGTCATGCTGCAGCGCAGGATATACTTGCTGCGATGGACGAGAAGTCTCCTCAGAAACTGATGGAGGCTCTCGCCAACTTTCACGATCTTCATAAAATGCACTCGGAGCAAGCTCAGCCTTCTGAGCCTGACGTTCCCGCACAACCGCGCAAAGAGTCCTAAGCCTCCTTGCCGTAGAGGTCTTAGATGCCCATTCCCGCCACTGGCCCAGTTCTTACTCCCGCCAACTTTCAGATCATGTCTGCTCAAGGGCTCGTCCAGTTGACGTGGTCAGTTACTCCACTGGCCACGATCTACTACGTCTCGCGCTCAAGCGATGGCGTTACCTTCGCTGAGCTGGGCACAACTACGGCGCTTCAGTACCAAGATACGACTGGCACGCCCAACACGGTTTATTACTACTACGTTCAAGCCGGTAATGGAACGTACTCGAGCCTCCCTACGGCTACTCTTCAAGGATTGAACCTCAATCCTGGCCAGACGACCGTCGGAAACATCGCACTTGAGTGCCGTCAGCGCTGCAACAAGGAAAACTCACAGTTCTACACGGACCAAGAGATGATCTCCATGATCTCTCAGTCCTACAAGAGGCTCTATGACAAGATCGTGGAAGCTTACGGTGATGATTACTACGTGGCTACTCCTTACACCTGGACGACCGGACAGAATCAGCAACTTTACCCGCTGCCCCTCGATTTTTACAAAGCGCTCCTCGTCGAAGTTGCGCTTAATCCCCAAGACCCCAACAGCTACGTGACGGTTAAGCAGTTCAACCTGCGCCAGAAGAACCTCTACAACTACCCGAACCAGTACACGATGTACGGCATCACGAACATCCGGTATCGGCTGAATGGCAACAACCTCATGATCGTGCCGCAGACTCAAGGAAACCAGACCTTGCGGATGTGGTATGCTCCACGCCCGAACCAGCTCATCAACTTCACTGACCTCGTCGACGGCATCGCTGGATGGGAAGAGTACATCGTCTCTGACGTCTGCATCAAGATGCTTGCGAAGGAAGAGTCTGACGTCTCGGTTTTTGTCTCGTACGTTGAGATGGAGAACAAGCGTCTCGATGAGATGGCCAAGAACCGTAACCTCGGCGAGCCGCAGACTGTCACTGACTCCAAGTCGATCAACTTCTCTTGGGGAGATGGCTCTGACGGATGGGGTAACGGCGGCGGAGGCATGTACTGATGTTGCCACTTCAACTTCCTTGGACATCAGCCCAGACCCGGTGGAAGAGCGAGCTTGATCCGGTCATCCAGTCACCGTTGTGGCAGGGTAACCAGATCAACTCAATCGCTCTGGTAGCGAGCACTCCTATGGTCATCAACCATAAGCTTGGTCGAATGATGCAGGGATGGATCATAGTGGACAAGAACGCAGCGGCTGAAGTCTACAGGACGCAGCCTTTTAACTCTCAGACGCTCACGCTGGAGTCTTCAGCCAACGTGACCGTGAACATATGGTGCTACTGACATGGCAAACACACTCACTTCTCCAAACATGGGTCTTCCGATTCCGATCCCTTCAGTAGATCCAGGTCCAGACTACGCGAACAACCTTGCCGCCTCTCTACTTCAGGTAGACTCGCACAACCATACGACCGGCCAAGGCGTACAGATCCCTCCGGCTGGCTTGAACATCAACTCGGCTTTGACCTTTCAGAACAACCCGGCAACGAACCTGTCTTATGCAGCATTGACTGCTGGCTTGTCTGCTTCGACCACCGTTCAGTCTCTGTCATCTGCGCCTGCTTCTGGCATCAACGAGCTGTGGTACACTGACAGCAACGGTCTTGCGACGCAGATCACCAAGAACGGTGTCGTCAACGCTATCGCCGCGAGCATTCCTGGCCAAAGTTACGCTTCTGGCACGTTTACGTGGAAGCAAGGCGCTGGATCTAACACTCCGGCCAACTTCGACATAGGCTCGGTGACGATCCGCCCGAACACGGCATTAACTTCCAACGGTGTTCAGCTAACGCCGCCCTCAGCCATCGCCTCGTTCTACAGCGTGGCATTGCCGTTGCTTCCTGGATCTCAGTCATTCTTGTCCTTGGATGCTTCAGGGAACATGGCCGCTTATGCTCCAGTAGCAAATGGTCTTACTCCAGACAACATGGCACCGCGCTCGATCGCTATCGGCGTGAGTCCGTCTGGACCAAACTACTTTGCGCTGTCTTCATCTTGCGGTACTTTCACGACCAGTTCTACTTCGTACGTGAACGTCACGAACTTGAGCATCGCGTTCCCGATCAATAGCAACAACGGCTATATATGGCTGGGACTTATACCTGTGGTCGGGTCGAACGGTTACATTCAGTCTCAGACCAGCGACTTCTTGGACATAGAGATCGTGGACACCACCAACAGCACGGTTTACTATCAGACAACTCTTGGTGGGCCGTCTCAGCAAGCTATTCCTTGCGGAGCTGTGTGGACGATCGTTACCGCATCAGCCAACACGACTCAGACTTATCAGGTAAAAGCTAAGTCTCAGAACGGTGGAACGGTTGGCCTGTTTAACTGTCAACTCGTGGCATATCAGATTGCATAAAAATGGCGCTTAACAAACAGTCTATCCCCATCAACTTCGCGCAAGGTCTCGATCTGAAGACAGATCCTTACCAGGTCATGCCTGGAAAGTTTCTTGCGCTTGTGAACACGATCTTCACTAAGGGTGGACTGCTTCAGAAGCGTAACGGCTTTGACGACATAGCGACGATCTCAAATGCCTCCACGATCACGACCTTCGCAGAGAACTTGATCTCGATCAGCGATACGCTAGATGCCTACTCACAAGAGACTGGATCGTTCGTCAACTCTGGATTCATCCAGCCACTCATCGTCGATACTCAGTCTATGGTTAGAGCTGCCACGTCGCAGACGACCGTAGACATCGCGATCGCTGATAACGGTCTTGCTTGTACGGTGTGGCTTGACTCGAATGGCAACTCTTACTATCAAGTGTCTGATCCGACTACTGGTCAAGCCATCGTGCCTACTGTATCGATCACGACTGCAACTGACGTGTCAGCAACGATGCCGAGAGTCTTTGCACTCAGCAACTACTTCATCATCACGTACACGGCCACAGTCGCTTCTACTCATACGCTGCGGTACATCGCTCTCCCGATCGCTGCTCCGGCCAATGCCAGATCGCCTGTCACCATCTCAACTCAGATCTCAAGCATCAGTGCTGCGTACGATGGCATAGTCGCCAATCTTACACCTGACATCCTCTACCTAGCTTGGAACGGTTCTGACGGCGGCGGTGCTATCCGCATCGTGACGATGGACTCGAGCTTGAACGTAAGCTCTGCGACTGTCATATCGTCGACTTCGGCAGACCTGATCTCAACTGCATACGACTACGTGACCAACAACTTTTGGCTCACTTACTACACTGCGTCAGGCACGATAGTGAAAGCAGTCGCTTATAGCCAAACTCTCGCATCGATCATGACTGCGACTACGGTCATGAGTTCAGTGACCTTGAACGAGCTAACCAGTGCCGTGAATAACAACGTCTTGAGCGTGTACGCAGAGATCGCCAATACGTACTCATACTCGCCAAACGCGAAGAGTGACTACATCAAGGCCAACACTTTGACGCTATCTGGCACAACTGGAACAGCAGGTATACCCGCCGTCATCTTGCGTGGCGTTGGCTTGGCTTCCAAGGCGATCTACCTCGCTGCAACTGGCAAGAACTACATGCTCGCGACATATGGACAGGCATATCAACCAACTTACTTCTTGATCGATGGGTCTGGTAACGTACTGTCCAAGATTGCCTACTCAAACGGCGGCGGATACGCGATCAACCAGATCTTGCCACAGATCATCACCTCTGGCACGACCTCACAGCCGGTTCTCCAAGTCGGCTACCTCTTCAAGGACCTCTTAGCTGCAGTGAATACGCAAGGGACTGTGAACAACGCCGGTCTTACTCCGAGCCCCAGTCCTATCTTCTCTCAGTCCGGCATCAACTTGGCATCCTTCACCCTGAGCAATCCAATCTACACGTCTGAGATCGGCTCGAGCTTGCAGCTTGGCGCTGGCTTTGAGTGGATGTACGATGGCGTAAAGCCAGTCGAGCATGGCTTCCACGTATGGCCTGAGGACATCACGGCAGTGTGGTCGACGAGTGGCGGCAGCATACATGCTCAGCCGGACGGGTCTACGAACACGAACGCCTACTACTACCAAGTCTGCTACGAGTGGACTGATGGACAAGGAATCATCCATCGATCAGCTCCGTCTGTCCCTGTCGCAGTTACCACGACTGGCAGCGGATCGTCTGGCTCGATCATGGTCAACATCCCGTATGCGCGACTGACGTACAAGACGACCAACAAGATCCGCATCGTGATTTATCGCTGGAGCGTTGCTCAGCCTGGCTACTACCGCGTCACCAGCATCACCAGCCCAACGCTGAACGATCCTACTTCTGACTCAGTGGCCTACATCGATACTCTGGCAGATGCTTCGATCATCGGTAACGATCTTATCTACACGACGGGCGGTGTCGTAGCTAACATCGCAGCTCCTGGCTCCATAGCCAGAGCACTGTTCGACGATCGTTCATGGTTCGTGTTCGCAGAAGACAGGAACCTGCTTGGCTTCTCAAAGCAGGTCATCGAGAACACTCCGGTCGAGTACGCGTCGGAGTTTACTCTGTACGTGGCTCCAACGACAGGTGCTCAAGGATCGACCGGTCCCATGACAGCCATCTATCCGATGGACGACAAGCTCGTCATCTTCAAGAAGGATGCGATCTACTACATCAACGGAACAGGGCCGGACAACACAAACGCCAACAACCAGTACAGCCAAGCCATCTTCGTGACATCAACGGTCGGTACCGACAACCCAGCATCGATCGTCCTCACACCGGCTGGACTGATGTTCCAGTCAGACAAGGGTATCTGGTTACTTGGCCGAGACCTTTCCACGACCTACATCGGAGCTGAGGTAGAAGGCTTCAACTCGCAGACGGTGACGTCAGTCTTGGCCGTGCCCGCTACCAACCAAGTTCGCTTCACGCTGGACAACAACTACGCGCTGATGTACGACTACTTCTACAAGCAGTGGGGAACTTTCAAGAACGTCAACGCGATCTCGTCTTGCATTTACCAAGGGCTACACACGTACTTGAACCCGTCCGGCCAGATCTTGCAAGAGACTCCGGGGCTATATGCCGATGGCCCAAACCCGGTGCTCATCTCGTTCACGACGTCGTGGTTCAACATGGCTGGCCTACAGGGGTACGAGCGGTTCTACGACTTCCTGCTCCTTGGCAACTACGTAAGCCCACACTTCCTCCTGATGAACGTGGCGTACGACTACGGACCCAACACTCAGCAAGTGCTCATCTCTCCGAACAACCTCACGCCTGTGTTTGGCAGCGATCAACTGTTCGGACAGACGACACCGTTCGGCGGTCCCGGTAACCTCGAGCAGTGGCGAGTTCATACAACGCAGCAGACCTGTCAAAGCTTTCAGATCAGCCTTCAAGAGATCTTCAACCCGGTGTTCGCGGGTCAGCCCGGCGCTGGCTTTACGATGTCGGGCATAAACTGTAAGGTAGGACTCAAGAAGGGCTTCCGTCCTATCCGGGCCATCAACAGTGCTGGCTGATGCACATTCTACTCATAAGAGGATACAATACTCATGGCACGTAAGATAAAGATCAATCGACACGGCGACGTAGAGATCCACCATGACGACATGCAGCATCTTGCTGACGGCGGATCAGTCACTGCTCCCGGCACCACTCTTGGTGGTGCAGGCACGTCCACGGTCCAGTCCAGCACCAATCCCAACACCGGCATCTTAGGCACCATCGGCGGTGCCATCGGCTTGAACAACAACTTCCAAGCTGGAGCCGCGAATACGCAGGCTGGTACTAACGCAGCGCAACTTAACCAGGCATACACTGGCGTCCAGGGCGCGATGTCTCAAGAGCAAGCGCTGGCAAACGCTCTTCAGCCGGGTGGAACACAAGCCGCATCGAGCCAACAAGATCTCCTCGCAGCCCTAACTGCAGAAGCTCAGGGTAAAGGTCCAAACCCGGCCCAAGCCGCACTGAACCAGAACACGGCCAACAACATCGCTCAGACCGCAGCTCTCATGGCCGGTCAGCGCGGTGCCGGTACTAACGTCGGCGGGATCGCCCGAGCTGTCGGACAGCAGGGCGCAGCCACGCAGCAGCAAGCCGTTGGCCAAGAAGCCACGATGCAGGCACAGCAGCAGCTTGCCGCACAGCAGCAAGAACAGGCTCAGCAAGAAGCTATGATCGCGGAGTCTGGTCAGACGACCAATACTCTCAACCAGCAGCAACAGAACGAGCAGAACATCCTGCAGAATGCCAACACGTCGTTCAACAACGCTCAGGTTGGAATGCAAGAGAACATGAACAACGTCAACGCCGCGACGTCTGCAGCCAACCAGAACATGGCCGGAAACATCTTCGGCGGTATCTTGAGTGGCGCTTCGTCTGCAGTGTCCAGCATCGCGTCCATGTTCGCCAAGGGCGGTATGGTTGGCAGAGACATGCCCGATCACATCAGGCATGTCGCCAGCATCTATCATCCAAAGCGCTACGCTGAAGGTGGTGAGGTCGCTGATGACTCAGGAGAAGATAAGTCGTCGGCTCCAGAAGAAACTACTCTCAACTCAGATGAGTCTGCACCGCAGCCTTCGAGCTATACGGGCGGCTTTAGCCCATCTCCCAGTTCGGCCTCGAATGGTCCCGGCGGTGGAGCATCCGTAAGCTTGCCTGCTGATCAAACCAACTTCGCAGACGCCATGAAGCCTTCGGGCGGTTCTGGCGGAGGCGGCGGTGGAGGCGGTATGGCTGGTATCGCAGCGCTTGCGGCTATGGCCAAGGGCGGATACGTCAAGAAGATGGCAGCCGGTGGTCAGATGGACTTCACTGGTTCATGGAACCCGATGGCAAGCACAGCTTCGGCTGGGCCTGGCGGCGGATCGGCAGTCAACCTGCCCGCTTTCCAGAACGCTGGATGGGGTAAGAGCGACGACAAGAAGAAGCCGGGCGATACTGAGTCCGTGGGCGAAGCTCAGCCGTGGGAACTCGGCGGTGAACTGGCTGGCGGCGGCGATAACGGCAATCCTGGCGATCAGTACTTCTCGTCTCCGACCGGTGAAGATACCGGCGAGATGATGACTGCGGCCAAGGGTGGATGGCTTGGAATGATGCCGGGCGGCAAGATCCCCGGCAAAGAGACTGGAAATCCGAAGCAGGACAGTTACAGCAAAGACAAGGTAAAAGTCTTGGCAAGTCCCGGCGAGATCATGCTGCCCCTGCACGTCGTGCATGCTGCTGATCCAGGCGAAGCGGCGAAGAAGTTCGTCGAAGACGTCATCGCCAAGCATCACAGCAAGTCTCAGAGCCGGGAGTCTAACGACTTCCAGTCGGCGCTGAAGTCTGCTATACTGAGTAGGAAGAGGAAAGCCTAATGGACCTGAAGAACTTCAAGCTCATACACGAAGATGATAAGAGCTACCACGTTCAGCATCCGAACGGCAGGCACATGTCTGTCTCTAAGGAAGGTCTGTCTGACAAAGCTCACGCGATGATCAAGAAGCTCGCATGCGGCGGCCCCGTTAAGATGAAAGACGGCGGTCAAACCGTGCGCGATACGTCCAACATGAGCGACGAAGAGATCGCAAACCAGCCAGCTCTTGAAGATGACGAGACGCAGGTAGACAATCCTTCGCAGCAGCCGATCAACATCAACATCGACGCATCGCAGCCCGATCGTAGCCCAGCTTCAACTCCGGCAGCGAGCCCGTTCGCCCTTTCTCCAGAGCAAGCACAGGCTGTTCAGAAGTACGTTGCTCCAACTCAGCCCGCGCTTCCTCCGAACGATCCTTACGTTATGGCTCAAGCTCAGAAGGCTGAGCAGCAAGCGAACTTGATGAAGTCACTTGCCCCTGCAGCCCCAGCCGCTCCTGCTCCCGCAGCGCCATCGCAGGCGGCTCCTCAAGCTCCAGCCGCTCCCGACAGGACAGCGCTCAACGCGATGGACATCAACAAGGCTATGGAGGCAGAGAAGGCTGCAAACCTTGCAGGCGCTAACGCTGTCAGCGGACAAGGCGCTTTAGAGCAGAAGTCGATCCAAGCTATCCAAGACAAGATCGACGCCATGCCGACCCAGCAAGAGCTTGTTGACGCGAATCGTCAGAAAAACATGGATCTGTTCCAAGCATACGCTGATAAGAAGATCGAGCCGAATCAGTTCTGGCACAACGCATCAACCGGCAGCAAGATCGCTGCTGGCATCGGACTATTCTTGGGCGGCATGTCGACTCCGTTCACTCACCAAGCGAACCCCGCGATCGGCATCATGCAGGCTGCGGTAGACCGCGACATCATGGCGCAGAAGAACGAGCAAGGGAAAGCACACAACTTGTGGACGATGAACCGCGAGATGCTTGGTACTGACATGGCAGCCAACCTTGCCACTCAGAACCAGTTGTACACTGGCCTCAAGTACCAGCTCATGTCCGCTGCCGCTCAGTTCCAAGGCCCGATCGCCAAGGCAAACGCTCAGCGACTCAACGCGCAGATCGATCAGCAGATCGCCATGAACAACTTCAAGCTGTCCTTGATGCAAGGTCCGACTCAGGAAGCTATGGACCCGGCCACTCACATCGGCATGCTTCAGAAGTTTGGACTGTCTACGCCCGAGCAGACCGCTGGAGCATTAAAAGAAGTCAAAGACCGCGAGAACATCTCTACGAACGAGCCTAAGATCTTCGCGGCCTTCGACGAAGCTACGAAGCAGCACTTGACTGACTACATCCCTGGCACAGAAAACGCCGGTCAGATGGCGCTGAAGCAACTTCTTCTGCCAAACTTCAAGAACATCGACGGAACTGTTCGTCAGGCCGCGATGGATGAGACGTTTAACAACGTCGTGCCCCGATTTGGCGACAGCTCTGGAAAGATTGCAGCAAAGCGTCAAGCTCTCCAAGACTGGATCACGTCTGAGAAGGCTGCGCCGATCTCTAAGTCAATAGGCGTGGACCTGGACAAGTATCCATCTACAAAAGAGACTTCTCCCCTTCCGAGAGTAAGCAACGCGGTTCAGCAGAAGGTCCAGATCTTTATGAAGCAGAACCCACAAGTCAAAGATCCAAACCAAGCCCTTCAGATCCTCAAGAAGGCCGGAAAGATATAGATGGCAGACTTCGACTTCTCTGGAGTTGACGCGCTGTCACAGGCGCCAGCAGCTCCGGCACAGCCAGCTTCTCATCCTACGCAGTCAGGGGATCAGTACGACTTCTCCGGCGTTGACGCGGTCAAAGACTACGGCACGCCTACTGAGATGGCAAAGACTGCAGCAGAGCAAGGCTTGAGCGGACTCACGCTTGGCTTATCCAAGGTCGCTGAGACCAAGGGTATACCAGCACTTGGTATACCACCGATCAGTACTCCAGAAGCTATCGCGGCTAGAGAAGAAGAGAATCCAGCAGTTGCTACGGCATCAAACGTCGGCGGCGCACTCGTTGGACTACTCGGTCCTGAAGAATTTCTGGCTCCCGTCAAGGGTATCCAGATGGTTGGACGCGCAGCAGAAGCCGCTCTCGGTGGTGGACGCCTCGCTAAAGTTGCAGGAGCTGCGGTCGAAGGTGCCTTGTTCGGCGGCATCAACCAGGCGACTGATGACTGGAGTCAAGACAAAGCTTTGGACGCAGGAAAGATCGCGGCCAGTGCTGGCATCGGTGCACTCTTAGGCGGTGGTGGGGCTGGCCTCATCGAAGCTGCTGGAGCCGGAGCATCGAAGGTCACTGAAGCGATTGATGCTCTGAGTAAGTATGCTGACAAGGCCGCGACCGGCGAAGGATACGTCGCCAACATCTTCAAAGCTTATCAGGCGGCTGGTGAGAGCGCTGAAGACCTCATGTCGAAGGTGATCAACCAGTTTGAAAACATCTACAAGGCTGGGAAAACTCAGACAGCCGAGATGTTCGATAAGCTCGGCGGCTTTCACCTCAACGCCGCTCTTGAAGACATGCCATTAGCTGCCGCTCAGCGCAACGCTCTCGAGACCGGTGAGAAAGTCAAGAGCTTGATCACCACGTCCACGGAAGCTCCCGTACGCATCGATGAGTGGGGCCATGCTCTTCCTAGCAAAGCGCCGACGATCGAGAGTAACTTGAGCCCTGCCACTGCCAAAGTCGTGAGCCAGCGCCTTGACAAGTTCGAGGCTCAGCTTAACAATGCTCAGACTGCACGCGAAGTTCATGATGCCATGTCGAAGTTTGCGACCGACTTGGACAAGGGCGGCCTCATCAAGTTCGACAAGCTACCTACGGCAAGCCAGCAGGCTGACCAAGAGATCTTGAGAAGTGTTCGCGAAGCTGTTCGCGGAGACCTTAAGAACCCTGACATGTGGGGAGATGCAGCAGGCATCTACTCGCGGCTCAGCGATAGGTACTCTAACTACTTGAACGCCCGGAAGAACTTCGAGCGTGACTTCATGAAGAACCGTATAGGACCCGCTGGTAAGACCATCAAAGTGATAGATCCTTCAAAAGTGAAGACGTTCTTCAAGGCCGCTGGCGATCCAGTCCAGAAGCTGAAGCAAGAATCGATGGACAACTTCATAAGAGAATCGGTTCGCAATAGCATCGCCGCGAACAACCATGCAGCCTTCATGGAAGGCGTGGACGGCTTGATAAAGCAGGTTGGAAAGCACGCGATAACCGGCGGCGGCTCTAACAAAGCTCTGGTCCTGAAAGCTTTAGAGAAAGCGAAGCAGGGTCACAAGGCCGGGTTCGGCTCGTTGGCTTTGCTCGAGTTCTTACCAAAGGAACTTTCGGTCCCATTGCTCGCGCTGAACCGGTACGCTACCAGCGGCGGTGACTATATGGTAGGGAATGACTTGTACAAGACACTGCAAATCGTGAAGACGGCAGCGAAGACGGCAGAAGCCGCGACTGACAAGATTGACAGGAAGGCACGCCTGATCTTTACTGGATCAGGACATGCCCAGGAAGAGTGATTTAGCTGAAGATGAGGATGATGAACAGACCAAACAGGATCAAGCCTACCGTTGCCATGATTACCTCCTGCATAAATGCTCTCATAAACGTGCAGAAAGTACAAGATGAAAAGCGAATTTGATAAAAAATCCAGCCAAATACGTGAGATGTCTATGAAAACTCCGCAAGAGTTCTCAGATCATCTTGCTGAGACCCACAAAGACGTCGCGAACGCGCTCCCGAACATCGCTCCGCACATCAGCTCAATCGCAGCCAGGGCAGTGAACTTCTTGGCCAGCAAGCTCCCACGTCCAGCAGTCGAGTTCCCCGGCCAAGCCGAGTGGCAGCCTTCCAAGAGCCAGCAGGCGAGCTTCCTGCACTACTACGACGCTATCAATAACCCGATCGGCATCTTAGACCATGTCAAAGACGGCACTCTGTCGATGCACCACATGGAAGCGCTTAACGCTGTGCATCCAGACCTTCTCCGCGACATGCAGACGAAGGTGATGGAGAATGCCACGCCGAAGAACATGCAAAAGCTCAATTATTCTAAGAAGATAGCCCTTTCCAAGTTTCTTGGACAGCCGATGACGCAGTCTCTACTGCCTGGAGCAGTCCTGGCAAGCCAGGCCAGCTTCAACAAACCGATGGGTGCTCCTTCTGCCAGCGCTCCGAAGCGCAAGTCTTCTAGCCTTGGGGGATTGAGCAAGCTCAACAGGGCTCAAGAGTCCGCGACTGAGACTCAACGTGACGAAGAGGAGTCATAAAATGCACTTTATGCACAACCGTAGGACCTCCATAAGAGGATAACCCATAAGGACGACCATATGTCAGGCCGCAAGAACGTACTCTACACGTATCAAGACCCCCTGATCACAGCCGCAAGCATGGCTGCATCGATCACCGGAACCCCAGTCAACATCAACTTCATGGACAACGTCGGCATCCAGCTCGCCTGGAGCGGCTCGAATCCGATCGGTTCCATCACGTTTCAAGTCAGCCTGGACTATGATCCCAACAACTCTGTCGGAACCTGGACCACCGTCCAGTTGACGCCCGGCAACAACCTGACCATCAGTCCCGCTGGTACTGCCGACAATGCCTACGTGGACTTGAACCAGTTGAGCGCAACTTACATCCGGGTCATCTATACGACCGCTCCAACTTCTAGCGGAGCACTGACGGCTAAAATCGCAGCTAAGATGCTGTAGGAGCGTCAGATGCAATATGTTCGTTGGCCACAGTCGAGTGGCGGAACTTCAATCCCTGAATACGCAAACTTCGCAAGTTTGCCTGTGTCTGCGCCAAACGGCCAGCTCGCGATCACTCTGGCGAGCCCGGCAAGCCTCTATGAGTTTGACTCCACCGAAGGACAATGGAACCTAGTTGGTCCTGGCGGCGGCAGTGGTGTGTCGATGGTAGGAACCTTCGACAGCCAAGCTCCGGCACTGAACGGCGCGGTCGTCAACGATCCATACCTTTACATGCAGTCGGCCACAGCCTCCGTTCCGGGCTTAGTGAACAACACGACTCAGACTTTTTCCGGCAACAAGACTTTTACAGGAACGATCGGCGCATCAAATTTTTCCGGCAGCTCGTCCGGCACCAACACCGGTGACGTGACTCTCGGAACTGCCAACGGACTTGGACTATCTGGCCAGGTACTCAGCCTCCAGCTCGCGAGCGGTTCGCAGAACGGCGCCCTCAGTTCTACTGACTGGACGACATTCAATAGTAAGCAGGCAGCCGGAAGCTACCTTACTGCGCTGACTGGCGATGGTACAGCTTCTGGACCTGGCTCAGCAGCCTTTACGCTCGCCACTGTCAACACAAACGTAGGCTCTTTCGGAAGCTCAACTTCGATCCCCTCCTTCACGGTCAACGCCAAGGGCTTGATCACTGCAGCCTCAGGCAATGCAGTCGTGGCACCTGCTGGTACCTTGACTGGATCTACTCTGGCTTCTGGCGTCACAGCTTCGAGCCTGACGTCTGTAGGGACTATCGGCACTGGCGTTTGGCAGGGAACGGCGATCGGCACGACGTACGGCGGCTTGGGCGGTAACTTCGGATCATCAAGCGGTGCTCTGTCAATCTCCGGCGGCACCGTAAGCGCTGGAACCCTTTCCGTCAGCAACGGCGGCAGTGGCAACTCGAGTCTGACAGCTTACGCTATCTTGGCGGGCGGCACTACTTCTAGTGGTGCGATGCAGCAAGTTTCAGGACTAGGTTCGTCTGGTCAGGTTCTGACTTCTAACGGAGCCGGTGCACTTCCGACTTGGCAGAACGCCAGCGGTAGCGGAGCTAACACTTCGTTAAGCAACTTGGCTTCTGTGGCAGTAAACGCCGACATCAATCCTGGATCTGACGCGACGATCAACATAGGCTCTTCTTCAAAGCGGTATCATACGTTGTGGCTCGACAACTCTGGCTCGAACACTGCACCGACCTTAGCCTTCTACGACTCTGTTCACTCTTCGTACGCGGGTATCTACTTCACAGCAAACGGTGCTGGTGCGATGGTCTTCGCGAGCCAAAGCCGCGATACTTTCATGATCCAGAACAACGGGAACACTCCCGGCGCGTTCGCTGGAAGACAAGACTACGTCCTTCAGAGCATCGGTTACTACGAAGCTTCAGGCATCCAAGGTATATCTGACGGCAACGGCAATGGCGGTACTAACTGTCCTCTCAGCCTAACAGCAGCCAACACGCAAGGAACTTCTTCGCAGCCGACATACGCAGTTCAACTCGCTTCTGTCGCGACGACGAACAACTCGTCGACGAAGATCACCGAGAACGACTTGCAGTCTGGGACTGCTGGACTCTTTGAGTTCAGGATCATTGGTATCAGAACTGGTGGATCTGCCGGAGTTGCCGGTGATGCATACTCAAACGTGATCACTGGCACGTACACGAACATCTCGGGAACAGCGACTCTCGTAGGTTCTCTGACTACTAACGAGCAGCGAAGCAACTCAAACTGTACATCTTCCATATCGATCTCTGGCGCCGCCGTCAGAGTTTTTGTGACCGGCGACACGAACAACAACTATACGTGGCACTGCACCACGATCTTCCAGTATGCGAAGTAAGAGATAAAGCATGAGCACTTATATTCGCATACCTCAGCCTGGTGGAAGTGGAAGTGGGATCGCAACGTACTCCACTTTCGCAGCTTTTCCTCCTACTGCTGCTGATGGTGCTGCGGCGATTGCTCTTGATACGGACACGCTGTACATCTTCAACACTGGAACCATGACGTGGAGTCCAGTCGCTAGTCCTGGGACACTGCTGTCCATCGGTACCATCAACTCACAAACGAAGAGCGCCAATGGCGCGGTGGACTACAGAACTCAGCTCGTGATGCAGACCGCAGACACAAGCTTCCCCGGTCTCGTGAGTACGGGAACACAATCCTTCGCCGGTAATAAGACGTTCACTGGTACGATAGGCGCTTCAAATCTCTCTGGCACCAACACCGGTGACGTAACTCTTGGTACTGCCAACGGTTTAAGTTTATCAGGTCAAGCCCTGAGCTTGGCTCTCTTCACTAGTTCTACTCCTGGTGCAGTATCTGCTTCTGGCGGTGGAACGACCAACTTCTTACGTGCTGATGGAACATGGGCAGTGCCTTCCGGTGGGGGTGGTGGTTCTGGTTTCAACTACCTGAACTCAAACCTATCAGTATACGGCGGTACGAACTCTACGCTTAGCTTCGTTGGTGTAGAGAACACAGTTGTCGGTATCGGCTCTGGTGCAGCACTTTCTGCTAGCAGCGGCGGCAGCCACAATACTTTCTATGGATACCAAGCTGGCGCACACGTAACGACTGGCGGTGACAACGTCATCGTTGGTACTACTGCCGATGTATCATCTGGCAATACCGGCAGCCAATCAGTGCTGATCGGTAGTGGTGTAAGTGCAGGAGCTGGTCCAGGCAGTACTGGCGGTATGGTCTTGATTGGCTATGGCGTTGGAGGTTTCAACCAAGGCGACATCATCATCGGACAAAGCGCAAGCGGATCAAGCGCAGCTTCAGGTTCTAGCATCATCATCGGTGAAGCTTCAGGAACTTACTCTTCTTCGTCTGTTCAGAACGTCGCACTTGGGACTGAAACTCTCACGGCTTTGACCAGTGGTTCATACAACTCGCTCTTAGGTGTCCAGGCTGGACAAGTAATCACGTCTGGTAGTAACAACGTGCTTCTTGGCTATCAGTCAGGACAGGCTATCACGACTGGCGGTAACAATACTTTAGTCGGTTACCAAGCTGGTAACAGCCTGGTGTCGGGATCTGGCAACACAGTCTTAGGTTATGGGATCTCGCTTTCATCAGGAACTGCCAACTCAACTGGTATTGGTAACGGCGCAGCTATTACCGCCAGCAATCAAGTAGTACTTGGAAACACTAGCGTCACATCAACCGTTCTAAACGGAACTTTGACGCTCAATAGCTACGGTGCAGGTATACTGCTCAGCTCCAGCTCTGGAGTTGTCAGTACAAGCGCTGGAACTTCTGGCTACTTACTTACCTCCAACGGCGCTGGCGTAGCGCCAACATTCCAACAGATCAACCTTGGAACAAGCGCTGCCATCACTGGTACCTTAGGCGTTGGCAACGGTGGACTTGGTGCTACTTCGTTTACCAACTATGCTCCGATCATCTATAATGGTACGAACTTCGTCTCGGCTGCAACTGGTTTATCCAATAGCGGATACATCTTGACGAGTAACGGCAGTGGGAGTGCTCCGACTTGGCAAGCAGCTCCAGGAACTGGTACGGTTACATCCGTCGCGATGACTGTTCCATCCTTCTTGAGCATATCGGGCTCACCGATCACAACTTCAGGAACTTTGGCAGTATCTCTCAGTGGAACTGCACTACCGATAGCCAACGGCGGTACTGGAGTAACTTCGGTCACGACTTCGCCGACAGCATCTGCATTTGCTGGCTGGGACGCCAATAAAAATTTGAGTGCCAATAACTTCTTGGCCGGATATACGACGACTACTCAGTCCGCATCGTTAGTCACTCTGACAGTCTCGAGCACACAGCAACAGTTCTTCACTGGTTCTTTAGGTCAGAACGTCAAGATGCCGGTGACTTCTACTCTGGTCTTAGGCCAATCTTGGATCATCACCAACAACGGCACTGGTAACGTCAACGTATATTCTTCCGACAACGTGCACATCATCGTGACGGTCAACCCAGGAATGACTGCTGTTGTAACATGTATCTCGCTCAGCGGCACAGACAATACATCTTGGAGCTACACGAATACGTTTCAGACTCCATTGACAGTATTAAATGGTGGAACTGGAGCGAGCGACAGGGCAACGGCCTTTGATAACTTGAGTCCAACTACTCTTAGAGGTGATACCATCTATCATGGTGCGACTCATAACAACAGATTAGCCATTGGTACGAACGGACAGGTACTCACATCGAACGGAACTGATCCTACCTGGGCTAATCCAACCGGCATCTCTGAAGCTCAAGTTTGGGCTCGAGTAGCATATGGGATGTAAAAGATGATCATAGTAAACGGCTCAAGTCAAATTTTACAGGCAGTGATGAGTGCGGCGGCGACAACGACCAACCCCAACTACTTCGTCTCATACATCGACATCAACGGTACGGCGCTTGTGCAGTCCAACAACTCACAAGGTGCACTGAACGGTAACACCGCTGTCAACATGTTATCTGGCACGACAGATCAACTTAAGGTTTCACAGATAGACATCTACAACGTCGACACGGTCGTTCAGACGATCACTGTGCAGATGAGCGTATCTTCCACGATCTACAAGCTCTTCCAGGCCACGCTTCTTCCTAACGAATCCTTGCACTACTCTGAGAATGCCAACGGTTGGTTTAAGACGACCGCTGCGGGCTTGATAGTCACAGGATCGAACACGAACCCAACTAACGTCCAGTTATTCAACACCGCTGGAAACTTCACCTGGACCAAGCCAACATCCTTCACGCCAAGCTACGTGCAGGTTATCTGCATCGGTGCGGGTGGATCTGGGGGTTCTGGCGGATCAGGCACTTCAGGTACCATCTGTCAAGGTGGAGGCGGAGGCGGTGGTGGAGCTTACGCGAGTAAAGTCTTCAACGCTGCAGATCTGGCATCATCAGTATCTGGAGTCGTCGGAACAGGTGGAGCGTCTGTTGCAGGCGTCAACGCTTCAGTTGGTACTGTCGGCAACGCTGGTACAGCTTCGATGTTCGGTGGAACCACGCAAGCAACTGCCTACGTCTTTGCTGGCGGCGGTGGTGGTGGAGCACTAGGCGGCGTCACAGGCGTCATCGGAACTGGTGGATCTGGTGGTGGAACTGGCGGTAACGGAAACAACGGAACCACGGCAGCCGCCGCTGGTGGATTACCTGGCACGGTCAACGCCGCTACCGGTGCTACTGGCGGTCAAGGTGCAGGCTCGTCAACTACTGCAGCCGGTGGAGCAGCAGAATATGGCGGAGGAGCTGGCGGTGGACACACTGCGGCAGCGGCAGTATTCGCTGGCGGTACTTCACTTTACGGTGGAGGCGGTGGTGGTGCAGGTGGATGCGCTACAGCGTCTCCGGCAGTTGTACAGCCTACGGCTGGCGGTGCTTCGGGCGGAGCGCCTGGATCAGGCGGTGGTGGAGCGGCTGGAAGTTCTGGCTCTTCGCCAACAGTTGGTTCGCCTGGTACTCCCACTTCTTCAGGCTCTGAAAGCACTACTCTCGCCGGTTCTGGAGGCGGTGGTGGTGGATCTACCGTGACTGCCTCTACTGCTGGTAAAGCAGGTGGAGCAGGCGGCTTCGCCGGTGGAGGCGGAGGCGGTGGTGGAGCAAACTTCTCTGCTGGTGGTCAGCTAAGCGGCGCTGGAGGCGCAGGCGGCGACGGAGCAGTATGGGTTATATGTTGGTAACATGATCATAGTCAACAGTTCTTCTCAGATCTTGAAGGCAGTCATGGGCGCGTCGGCGACGACGAACCAGCCTGTCTACTTTGTCTCATACGTTGACATCAATGGTGCTGCTCTTGTGCAAGGTAACAATGTTCAAGGCAGCCTTAACGGAACGACTCCAGTCAGTATGTTAACTGGAACATCTGACCAACTCAAAGTCTCGCAGATCGACATCTTCAACACTGACACCGTAGCTCAAACGATCACGGTAGAGATGGTCATCTCTGGAACAGCGCGTCAGCTATATCAAGCAACGCTGCAGCCGAATGACTCTCTGCACTACATCGACACTTCCAATAGTTGGTTCAGGACAAGTGCAAACGGCTCGCAGAACACAAGCGCAGCATCAAACCCTGTCGATGTTCAGGTCTTTAATACGGCTGGTAACCAGACTTGGACCAAGCCAACATCCTTTACTCCTACGTGGGTCACTGTGGTTTGTGTAGGTGCTGGTGGAGGCGGAGGGGCTGGTGGTTCTGGAGTGTCTGGCACCAACACGAACGGTGGAGCTGGCGGAGGCGGAGGGGCTTACAGCGTAAGAACCTTCCGAGCCTCCAACTTAGCAACTACTGTTTCTTTGGTCGTTGGAGCCGGAGGCACCGGCGGGGCTGGTGTAAACAACGCCATCGGTACGGCTGGCAACAACGGAACTGGTTCTATGTTTGGCAGCACTTCGCAATCATCTGCATACATGTATGCCGGTGGAGGCGGAGGTGGTGGTGGTGGACAGATCACAGCCACTTTGAACTCTGGTGGTGGAGGCGGAGGAACTGGTGGAGATGGTACTCAGGGCAGCACCTCTTCAACGAGCGCTGGCGGTGGACCGGGAACTTCTACTGCAGGTAATACGAGTGGAACTGGCGGTCAAGGGGCAACAACTTCTTCAACCGTAGGTTACGCAGAGTATGGAGGCGGAGGCGGTGGAGGACTTACGACTGCAGCCGCTACTGTCGGCGGCGGAAGCTCTGTCTTTGGCGCGGGTGGAGGCGGTGCGGGTGGTGGTATCAAAGCCGCGCTCTCGTACACTCAGCCTGGTAACGGTGGAACCAGCGGCGGCGTAACGAACGGCGCTGCTGGCGGTCTGGCTGGCAATGGAGGGGTCTCTGGCGCTGCAGGTGCAGCTACTCCAGGCTTAATAGCAGGAGCAGCTACAGGCGCTGCTTCTCAGACCACGCTTGCTGGTAGTGGCGGAGGCGGTGGTGGTGCCACTCAGTCTAACATCACAGGAATGGCTGGCGGTGCCGGTTCCTTCCCTGGTGGTGGAGGCGGAGGTGGAGGCGCGACGTTTGCTGCAAGCGGCTTCAACAGTGGAGCTGGCGGCAACGGTGGTGATGGTTGTGTTTGGGTTTTTAGTTGGTAAATAACAGGAGAAGTATATGAGAATGAATAACGCAAAGATCTTGAACGCCGCAGATGCTACTGCAACGCAGCATTCGCTGGTGATAGATGCAAGTCAAGTGTTCTCTGCCTCGTTTCAGATCACGTCAAGCAGCGGATCGAACGCAGGCAGCTTACAAGTCGAGTCAAGCAACGATCCAGCCAATGGACTTGCGACAGACTCGGCAGGAAACTTGATACCGGTTAACTGGTCATCCCTCGGCTCAGCCGCTACCGTAACATCGGGCGCGACCAAGCAGATAGATGTCCCACAAAGCTCTTATGCTGGCTACCGCTGGCTCAGGGTGACGTGGACACCAAGCGCTGGTGCCGGAACCGTAACAGTCAACGCAGTAACCTTAGGACAGTAACATGGAAAACGAAAACGACATCCTCAAAGCTCAGATCGCAGCCCTCAAAGACTTGCTTGCCATCAAAGATCAGTTGATTGCAGAGCTGAAGACTAAGGCGCCGCAAACTATCACGTACGTGTACGAGTATCGGTATCCGCAGTACCAGATCTCACAGTGGCCATACAACTATCAAGTCTACTGTGGCGGTGCACAAGGCCAAGCTGGGTCACTTCAAGGACAGGGAGTGTTCCAAGGCGGATCGAGTGGCAGTGTGAACATCGGCAGTGGCGGCGCCACTTCTGGACTTGCTACGTTCGCTCAGAATGCCGCTATGCCTACTGAAGCGGCGCAGTGCAACAATCTAGTCAGCATCACGAACGGAAGATGATCAAGTGTTCAATAACCAAACCTGGCGGGATTACGCCAGTACAACATCCTCGAGGAGGATAATATGCCCCTAAAAAAAGGTCATTCGCGAGAGGTAATCTCGCACAACATCAAGGAGATGGTCGC